CCGTTGCGATTAGGGAAGTATTAGAGGATGCCGGATTAGACATATCCGATATAGATTGGATGCTGCCACACCAAGCGAGTATCAGAATGCTTGAGGCATTAAGTGAGGAAATAAGAATACCTTTTCGAAAGGTTCTGACTAATATGGACAGATACGGTAATACCGCCGCCGCGTCTATCCCGATTCTACTTGATGAAGGCGAATTTAAACGAGGCGATAAGTTACTACTCACAGCGATTGGTAGTGGGTGGACTTATGGCGCAATGATAATAAAATGGTAATAGCAGGAGCAACAGGCGGAATCGGTTCGGCACTATTGGAGTATTTCAATGCTACCTTATACGACCCGCGTAAAATGGAATACCCAAAGGGACATGATATACTTATAAACTGCATGGGTTTAAACATTGACGGCATGGGGCATAAGTTTAACTTCAAGGATTGGAAAGATGTAATCGGAGTGAATCTCATCGGAGCGTTCGGGGTGACTCAATTAGCTTTACAGGATATGAGGCCGAGAAACTTTGGCCGGATAATTCACCTTAGTTCTATGTTGGCAAAAAAGACCGTAGTTGGCACTTCAGCATACTCAGCAAGTAAGGCGGGATTAAACGCGATGGTTCGGGTTTTGGCTTCTGAGAATCAATCCAAGAACGTGCTTATCAATTCGATAAACTTAGGTTACATCGATGCGGGTATGACGCATAAACTTGGATTAAAAGGGGCTTCAGTTTCCGAGGTAATAACAGCCTGTGAGATGTTGATTGATTCTGATTTAATCACAGGGCAAAATATAGATATATGGTAATTGCAGTAATTCCCGTTTTGGGAAGATACCCTTTAGTTCCTTATACCATTAGGCGACTTAATAGGATAGTTGATAAAGTTATCTGTGTCGTTGAGAGCGATAAGGATAGGCAGATTTGCGCTGATGAGGGAGCGTTTATATGCAACCTCGCACGAAAGCCACTGGGTGAGAAATGGAACGCGGGATTTTGGGAGGCGAAGCAGTTCGACCCGGATTATATTCTATACGTCGGATCTTCAGATTGGGTTAGTGATAATTGGTTAGATTTAACCCGGTACGATGCTGAGATAATCGGAACGCTTGACTATCATTTATTGCATCTTAGGTATCAGAAATTGATATACAGAGATACTATTCACAGGTTTGAAGATGATTATGACCTGGAGTTGATGCGAAAGAGTTTAATGACTCGAACTGTTAAGCATTGGAAGGGTTACACCAACTGGAGAAAAGGCGAACCGATTGGGATAGGAAGACTGGTCAGAAGGGATTATTTACAGCGGGTTAACTGGAATCCGTTCGATAGTAAACTGCATAAAAATCTGGACTTTTCTATGATACAAAAAGCTAAAAGTATTAAGACAGTAATGAGCGGAGAGGTGCAGAGTTTAGCCGTTTCAACTTCACTATGGTCAAATAAACACGAAATCGAAGGCGACACAATAGATAATGAATATTTATCTAAATGGTTTCCTGAAGGACTTAAATTATTTTAAAACAAAACAAGATGAAAAATTTCAGAATTACATCAGAATTAATCGAAACAAAAGTGCGTTACTTTGTTGAGGAATATAGACCCGTAGAAATTAGAGGGTTTCTAAAAAAGACAATAACAGAAAATAAGTGGTCTAGACACGGTGATTATGAGTATATATACATTGATCCAGAAACTGGAGGTTATGATGAGTTTTATGCGTTCAAATTTAAGAGCAAAAAGAAGGCTAAAAAATACCTTAAAAATTATATAGAACATGGAATGTAAAATTTGTTTACTAACGGATAAAGAAACAACTGTCAGCGGTGATTGTGATTTTTGCAGGATTCACGACCAACTTGAAAAAGAAGCTAAGAATTACGACTTTTCGAAGGTGTTCAATAAGATGATAACGGCTAAAGGTTATCAATGTTTAATAGGAATCTCAGGCGGGGTTGATTCGTCTTACCTTTTGCACTGGGCCGTAACGAACGGACTCAAACCTTTGGTAGTTCACTTTGATAACTCATATAACAATCCGATAGCTGAAAGGAACATGGAGAAGTTAGTGCAGGACTTAGGAGTTACATTTATAAGGTATTCGGTTCATCAGATGGAATACGACCGGCTTTGTTCAGCTTTTATCCACGCAGGAGTACCTGACGCAGATATTCCGAACGATATGGCTATGAGTGGAATAATTATGGACTTAGCGAAACGGTACAAGATAAAATATATCTTAAATGGGCATGACTTCAGGAGCGAAGGTTCGACTCCGCTCAAATGGACTTACATGGATGCGAAGTATATTAATTCGGTTTATAAGTGGTTTACAGGTGAAAATATCAAACATTTCCCTTTACAGACCTTTAAAAAGCAGATTTTGTCCGCTTTAAGAGGAGTTAAGCAGATTAGGCCCTATTATTACCTGAATATCACTGATGACGCGAAGAAATTCCTACTTGAAGAGGTGTACGGATGGGAGGAATACGGCCCGAAACACGCCGAAAACCTCTATACCGAGTGGGTTGGGTATGATTATTTGCCTAATAATTTTGGTATTGACAAGCGGATTGTTTACCTTAGCGCACAGATTCGGAGTGGATTAATCGATAAACCAGAGGCAAAACGGCTATTAAAGGAGAAACACACGCCAAGATTGAAGTTTAACGACTTTAAAGGCACGAAAAGAACCCGAAACGACTTCGAAACGTACGATTTTCACAAATATAGGCTACTTTTGGGAATTTTAGCGCGATTAAAGCTGGTTCCCTGGTTGTTTTACAAAAAATATACAAATGGTTAGTATAATATTACCTTACGATAAAGACCGAGGCTATTTACAGCGTATGATAGATTCTATCGAAGCGCAGACCTATGAGGATATTGAATTAATCAAAGTTCATTCACCATCTTCAGTAGCGGTCAATTTTAACGTTGGATTAGGCATGGCACAAGGCGAATGGGTGAAGGTAGTCGGTGAAGATGATTGGTTGCCTCCTACCTCTATTCAGGACTTAGTGGACGGCATCGGTTCGCATCCGTGGGCCTGTGCAAATGCTGTAAACGTCATTGACGGCAGGTACGAGCCGGAATACATACTAGATTTAGGTAAATTGAACCTTCAGGACATGGCTATTAACAATGTCATTCACGGAGGCACGACTTTGTATCGTCGCGAGATACTTGAGGAGATTGGAGGCTTAGATGAATCACTTTGGACGGGCGAAGAGTACGATATGAACATGAACCTAATGAGTAAGGGATATATGCCTGTTTACATTGACAAATCGGTTTACTTCTATCAGATGGGTTCACACCAAAAGAGCAGGATATACAGACGCAAAGATCCGGTTAAAAGAGAAGCGATGTTAAACTATATAAGACAAAGATATGCGAATATTAGCACTTAGTCCACACCCCGACGATATAGAACTGAACGCAGGAGGGTTTTTAGATAAGCACATAGATGATTATATTTATAATGTTTATTTCAGTATGTGTGAGAAGTCTTTAATTGATTTACCAAAAGACACATTAAGAAAAGAGTCTAATGACGCTTGTTATATAATGGATGCAGCCCCTATTTATGAAAATTATGATGTGAGGGAATTTAATAGAGACAGGCAACATATATTAGATACTATTTTAGGTTATAAAAGAGGATTTGACCCCGACCTCGTTCTAATCCCGTCCGCTTCAGATATTCACCAAGACCATCAAGTTATCCACAACGAAGCAATCCGAGCCTTTCCGAATACAAACGTTTTAGCGTATGGCAGTCCGAAAAATTGCCGTTCGTTCAATCCGAACTATTTTGAATCACTTACAGAGGAAGAGGTTGAAAATAAGATGGAATTAATCCGATGCTATAAGAGTCAGTTAGAATTAAGACCGCAATACTTAAATGAGGAATCAGTTAAAGCAACTCTACAATTTTGGGGCGGTCATATCGGTGTAAAGTATGCTGAGGCGTTCGAAGTAATCACATTAATAAATAAAATATGAAAATATATATATTCGGATATTCTCACAGCGGAACGACGATATTAAGAAAGGTTATCGGCGATCATTCCTTAGTCGATGAGGTTCGGCATGAAACGCACATACCGCCTGAGTATAAAGAAAAAGAACATATTGTTTTTAAGTCCGGAGGTTTACCAACTGAGATACAAAGAGACTGTAAAAGGGTTATGATAATGAAAAACCCGTGGGATGTAATGGGAAGCATGGCGAAACGGTTCGGGCCAGACTTTACCAATAAACACGCTTCCCTTTTGCAAAGATATGTCAATCACATGGTATATTTCAGAAGAGCAACAGAAGATTATAAAGTAAGGTATGAGGATTTATTCAACGGAGGATTAGAGGGTGTTTTTAATTACTTAGGATTAGAATACGAGGGTCCGAGCCGCAGAGAATCGACACAAGACTTTCCACCTGGAACTGATGTATCGAAACAGCAAAAATCAACAGTCGATACCTACGCAAGACGAACTAAACAAATTAATCTACCTTTTCAGAACATGACAGGGCAAAGCGCGATATATCTAACTAAAGAATGTTTAGCTAAGATTCAATCTAACAAAACAATTAAGTCAGCTTATCACGATTATGAATATTTATCACAAAAAATAAAATATGAAACAATTTAAACACGTAGTTATAACAAGGTATAATCTTCCCGTTTGGAGCGCGGAGGAAAAAAGGTTTGTATGCCTTTATGAAGATAAAGACGCTGCAAAAAAATGGATGAAAGAAAGATACGAATTATTTAAGGCAACTAGAGAAAGCGTCCTTTCCCAAGATGTAGATTTTGAATGGATAATTGCATTCAATGAGAAAACAAGCGATTCAGATGTCAATAAGATAGTAACTAACGATAAGATGACGGCAATAAAAATTGACGTACCTTTTCAGATAGAAATAGAGAAGTATTTTAAAGATTTAGATATTAAGGAAGATTTTGTTATTACAACAAGATTAGACAATGACGATGTATATTTAAATGGTGCTTTAGATTCTATTCAACAGGAATTTAATCCGATGCTGATGGTTATTGACATCGAGTATAATCAATATGATTTGAATACAGGTAAATATTACGGATCTGACAGATATACACCGACAGGGCCGTTTATAAGTTTAGTTGAACCTAGCAATAAGGTTAAAACTTGCTATTGCAGACCACACTCTAATTTAGCAGCGGGTTATCCAACAAATCAAGGGAAAATAAAAGTAAGGCCGATTAGAATAGAAACACCATCGGCTTTAATGGTCATTCATAATAATAACGTAGCGAATAAGATTGTAGGAAGGGAGATTAGGTAATGGATTTCGTTTGGGTTTACTCTAGAGGGCAAAGTATGTTCTATAAACTCGGTTGGTGCGAATTAGAGTGGTCAATTAAGACCGTTAAGAAGTTCTATAAAGATGCTCGGATCTGGGTAGTCGGAGACAAGCCACCTTTCGAGATGGAACTGAATTGGATTGAAGACTTTACGACTCCGACGGTTCGGGGCGGTCTGCACGTTGAGAATGTGGATATAGTAAAGAAGCTCCGTTTGGTTTTAGATTCAGAGGTGGAGGAAGAGTTCGTTATGATGTATGACGATCAGTTCTTTTTGCGTAAAATTACTAAGAAGGATTTGCGCCCGACTGCACTGTGCCGGGTTGAGTCGGTTGAATCTTACGATAGGGTATTCGGGTTGATGTATGGTAATTTATGGCGAAGCACTTATAAGACTATATTCGAGATGACTGAGGACGTTTACGATTGGGAAACTCATCTGCCTCGATTAATGACAAAGGAGCGAACGCGGTTCATCTTGGATACCTTTGAACCAGGCGAAAATAATTTAATGGTTCATTCACTTTATTACACTTACTTCGATTCCGAGCCGATTCTACTCAGTGAAGATGATTCGATTCGGAGCCATACGTGGACGATTGGAAATAATATGGATTATGATAATATATTCAGTAAGAAATTCTTGATTCTGCATGATGATAGCCTTATCCCATTAATAATGAATAGAATAGAAGGTTTGGTTTAGTTGGTTTTTCATTTTAGTTTGGCCCTCTGGCATTAGTTTGTCAGGGGGTTTTTGTGTTTAATTAAAAATAAATTGAAAATAAATGGCAAAACACTTGACATTGTACGAAAAATTTCGTATATTGGGCGCGATTGCAATTCTTATTTAGACTAAATAAAGATAGTACATGGCTCGAAAAGGATGGTTTAAACGAACTACCACCGATCTGACCAACCCGTCCGCGTGGCTTCTCAAGATATTGGGAGGCGACACATCAAGCGGAACGGCGGTGACAGAGGAGAGTAGTTTAAAATTTACAGGTGTCTGGACTGCGGTTGACTTACGGTCAATCACATTCGCTTCGATGCCTGTTGGTGTTTTCAAAAAGACCGATGACGGACGTGAGAAACTTAACTCCGATCCGGTTTATAAACTCTTAGCATACAAGCCGAATGACTTTATGAATGCGTTCGACTTTTGGCAGTTGATGAACAACTACTTGGATCTATGGGGAAACGCTTATGCTCATATCACATGGAGCAAAGGCGTTCCGACTGCACTCACTCCGATTCATCCTGCTGATGTTACACCGGAAGTAATAGGAGGAAAGTTGACTTATCTAGTTGCTGAGGACGGAGATAGATTCAACGGAAGTCACAAGTCAAAGAATATGCTTCACTTCAAAGGCTTATCAACTGATGGGATAACAGGTAAGTCACCAATACGAAACGCAGACGAAGCAATAGGCTTAGGACTGGCTGCTGAGAAGTTCGGAGCTAAGTTTTTTAACAATCAAGGTATCTCGAAAGGTGTTCTTGAGATGGACGGTAGCTTAGACGAAGAGAGCCGCGCAGCATGGGGTAAGTCATGGCAGAAAAACCAAGACCACGGTACACCGCTTTTAGAGTACGGAATCAAGTACAAGGCTTTAAACATTCCACCTGAAGATGCTCAGTTCTTACAATCAAGGACGTTCCAACTTCAGGACATAGCGCGGATTTATCATATTCCTCCCCCACTTTTGGGTGATTTAGGGGACGCTAGTTTTTCTAGCATTGAGAGTTTGCAAATCCAGTTTATTATATACGGATTGCGCCCAATGGTGAAGAAGTACGAAAAGGAACTAGAGACTAAACTATTCCCTAATGAGTTAGGCGAGAAAGATATAATCTTCAATCTTGACGGATTGATGCGAGGAGATACAGCTACACGCGCGGAGTATTACTCAAAGATGATAGCATCGAGGGTGCTGAGTCCGAACGATGTAAGGAAGCTCGAAAACATGAATCCCTATCCAGGCGGTGACGCTTATGAAAACCCTAATACAATCTCAAATAATATAAAAAATGAATGAATTAGTAAGACAGTTCGGTCATATAAGGAAGTCGGAGGATGATAACAGAACGGTGAAGTTCACATTCTCCACATCAGCAGAAGACCGGCACAGGACAATTCTAAACCAAGACGGTTGGGAGTTAGAACACTTCAATAAAAACGGCATCGCGGGATATATGCACGACGTTTACGGAGAGGGACTATTATCTAAACCCGACCCCGACGATGTAATAGGAAAGGCGCGGGCGTTTGTTGAGGGTGATAAGCTAATGGGGGAAATCACCTTTGAGCCGAAAGACTTAAACGAGAAAGCTGATAAGGTGTACAGAAAGATTCAGTTCGGATCTTTGAACGCTGTATCAGTTGGGTTGCTAGGGATTTCCAAGCATGGAATGAAACAAGAACGGATAAATTAAATAACGACCTTGAGGAGGTCAAAAATTCAATAAATATGGAAGAAACAAAAAAAGAAGACCTCAAACAAGAGGTTGAAGTAAGAGTAGATGCTTCGGAGCTTAAAGAAGTTGCCGAAAGCATGAAAGAAACAGTTAAGGGATTATCCGAGACTGTAAAGGAATTAAACATTCCCGGCCCACCCGCCGCTGATTTGTCAAAGAATGACAAAAGAGATTTGGGTAAGTATTCTATCGGTAAGACTATTTTAAGCTATGCGCAGAATGGTGGCAAACTTGAAGGTATCGAATTAGAGATGCACCAGGAAGCACAAAAGGAAGCCAAAGAAGGTGGAACAGATCTACACGGAATAGGCGTTCCAATGGTAGCTATGAGAGCAGACTTACAGGCAACTGTTGACGCTGCTGGTGGATATACCGTCGCGACTGACTTAGTTGGATTCGTTGAGACACTTAGAAACACAATGGTATCCCAACAGGCAGGTGCACAGATGTGGACAGGCTTAAAAGGTGATATTGCTATCCCTCGCAGAGCTACTGATTCAACTGCAACATGGAGAACTGAGGGCGGCGTAGCTACTCAAAGTGATCCTACTTATGAGCAGATTACAATGACTCCGCACAGGTTAACAGCCTATTCAGAGTTTTCTCAGCAGTTACTGAAGCAGTCAACTATTGACATTGAGAACGAAGTTAGAAACACTTTATTTTATTCAATAGCCAACGCACTTGAAACCGCTGTTTATGCAGGTTCAGGTACTTCACAGGTTCCAGCGGGACTTATTAACACTACCGGAGTAAATGATGCCGACCACGGTTCAAAC